GTCTTTCACGGTTTCGGGCGCAACGGGAAGGGCCATTCTTCATCTAGTTCAGTCTCTACAGAAGGGAGATCCTCACCGAGATTGAACGTGACCCGTTTAACACCAGCAACACGGAATGCGCGCCATTCTTGTAGATCAACTTCAAACACCGCAATAACTGTATTAGAGACTGTGCGTTCCTTTTCGTTTTCAGTAACCGGAGCAACAGGAAGCAACTCCGGGTTCAGAGTACATTTCAGAGTGCGCTCCGTTCCGTCTACTTTCATGAAGGTGACGTTGACAACATTTGTATGAAGTAGCCCTCGCAGCCAGGTGCTAAAGATTTCCCAATCTTCTGCGGTCCAATCTGCTTTTGGACTTGGGCCGTTAGGCATAATATCGCTCATAGTTTCCATTCTTTCTTTGCTTCGGCCCACACAGCCTTTGGGTTCATCACACACCATGCACCGATAATAACCGGAGCAAGGACAATCATCATTAGTTTCTTATACCATGGGTAGTTCATGTTTCTTTCCAAGCGGTGAAGAAGGTTCTCATCTTGATTTCTTCGTCCCAAGATGTGGTGTAGTCATTGTCTTGATCGCACATCTTCAACGCTTCCTCTTTGGTGACAACACGATGGCTGACAATCTGTTCACCAAGATGTTCTTGACTGAACTCTTCGGCTTCGTTCATTGTCACAGTGTCCAGTGCCCACAGTGCTTTGTCTTTACCCAGGTCATCAAGTCCGATTGGAACTTCGACCATGTAGCGTTCGCGGAACGTTGAGATTGCCTCAACGAGAACCCACTGAGTCGCCGGCTTCTTGACAAGAGACCAGGATCCATTCTTCAGATCAGTCCATGTAAGGTCGTCGCCTTCCTTCCAACCAGTCTCTGCCATCAGTTCCGGAGGGAACTCAATAAACATCTCACCATCGGCGTTTTCCTGAACATCAAGTGTATACTTACTCATTTTAATTCCTTAATTGACTATCATTCTGAAAAGACCAACGCTGTCTATAGTCACCAACAGCATATAGTTTGCTACCATCCCAAAAGATCGGCGACTATAAGCGCACCAACCGAACATACAACACTGAAGCATAAAAATGGGATAAAGGATAATAAGAGGCGGATGCGGTACAGTGAGCGCCATCGTAACCGAGCATCCGATAGAAAGAGCCCAAGCCGTAATTTCCACGATAAAACGAAAAGGGTGAGTTTTATAGTCATCGGAGATCCATGTTCCTATGTTTGAAAATAGTTCATTCATTGATTGGAATTAACACTTGTTTATAGCATGAGCAACTTGGATCGTATGCTCTGACGTATTTGTACGCAGGTTCAACGAATGTCGGTACCGGCTGAACATACGTCTGCTGAATGACAACAGGTTGCTCAACCACAATATGCCGGCGATTAGCCTCGATTGCCAGGATGCTGCCGAGGAAGATGACTGGTAGAACCCAGCCGTCGTTCCCCCGCCACACCGCTTGAGGATGTGGGCGTTGTCGATAGTCGTGATTGTTAAATGAGTGGTCGCGCCGCTCTGGGTTGGCAATGGCAGTCGTCACAATCATCACAGCCATTATGGCCAGTACATACTTTTTCATTTTTAAGTCCTTTAATTACTTCTCGGAGTGCCTCACAAATCATCTCATTGAATGTGATATCACGTTCATGTGCCATCTTGGCCAGTGTCAGGAAGTCTTCGTCAGACAACTCAATCGGCACTTGGATCCGGGTGTCAAACGGTTGACCATTCATTATAGCCCGGGCCTTTTCCAGGAAGTCCTCGGCAGTTTCAAGATCGATCCAGTTCACCTCGTCCCATGCATTGTCTTTATCAACACCGCGGGAATCAGCTTCCGTATACATAGCGTCTTTCGTCTCGGGGTTCAACCAACGATATGGACGAGAGCCGGGGTCTTTTAGTTCAATCGTGGCTTCGTAGATTTCTTGATCAGTGGTGTTGAAGATTACACTGACATGCCCAAACGCCGTATCGTAATCCAGATATCGTGCCGTTGGGTAGCATTTCCATTGATATTCACTGCCGTCAGTGATGCGATGATCCAATGCTTCGTTTACCGCTTTCAGTTTCATGAATAATTTCCTTAAGTTGTACAATCTCGGGCGAATCATCAGCAGATTCAACTTCCTCTTCCGGAACTTTGATCCACCATATAATCGCTATGATAGCAACTATTATAGCACAAATTCTATAAAAAAGAAAGTATTTCGGAGAAAGCATTACCGAAAAGTATTTAGTGAAGGGTTGTACGCCCGAATATATTCTAGTTCGCGTACATGGGCTGCTGCTTTGCCACGGACTATTTCCATCAATCCGAAGGTGAACGCTTCCGATCCGTATTCACGGATGTTTCTACATAGTCCCCAGTCCTTATCCTCAGCAGTGGCGCGCTGGACATGCTTCTGAATACGCCGACGGAGTGCCACTTTGACTGCGTAGTTCAGCACAGCCAGCCCAACATATTGCTCACCGGTGAGAGTGTTTGTAATGACATATATGGCATGATTTCGGTCATTGCGGCGTTGGCGTTCTGTTATTGTTTCGGACATGTAGTATTTATGCCCGGAACCACCTATTTAGTTTTAGCAAATACCAGAGCCTTTTTCAATACTTGCTCTTGTCTGTCCAATACATCCATTTCCCACGGAAGTTCCCGATGTTGCTTGTATGACATGTTCGGGTCAATTCTGTATTGCCTGTTGTGCCAGAAGATCACTCCTGTTTGCGCCCGGAGTAGACCAAGATGGATTTGATTGACATGAATTAGTTCGTGGACCAATGGCCCCGGTAGCTCAGTTATAGTAAGTCCGTTATTGATTCGGACTCTGTTTCTGAACCGGAACTCAACTGAGGTGTTCCCGTACACCGAGTCACCGAGATTTGCAAACTGAATTACGATTTCCTTGGGAAGATCAATGATGTTCGCCACTGCTTCTGTCAACTTGGCACAGACTATCTCTCTGGCCTCGTAGTAATCATCACTCAGATAGCTGAATCGGACTAACGGTATATTCATAGTTCGTGGTGAACTCGTTTTCCCGGAAGATCGCCGCACCGTTCTTCAAATGAAAGCGACGAGCCATTGGCGTCTTTGGGCTGAGTGTGACAAATCGGGTAATGCTCGGGTAATTCACCTGAAGCCAGGCTACTGCATTGATAAGCAGTTCGGCGCCCTTGCCCGGACGATAACTCCAAATGGTGTAGAAGATCGCCGTAGTAGGTGTCTCCGAGGTGTTATCAAGATCCGATACTTTTTCGGGAATGGAATCATGAAAACTTACGCACACCATGGCATCTGGAGAAGTTTCATTCTCGCTCAACACCAGAACAATTCGCCCATTACTTACACGGTAATCAGACGAAATCTCCGGACGGACCGGGTCATCCTTGACAAAGGACAGCATGGTGTTTGATGGTGTATTGATGTGATGTATCATGACCGTATTTATCAATGTGTTGAAAATGTTGTGTGTCAGTTGTGTTACTGAGGGGTTGACCAGAATTTGTCGCAATCCGGGCATCTGAATTCGTACCAGTATGAATCGTCTGATTTGCACCAATTACCAGTGTCACTATGTCCAGTCTTGACGACATTATCATGCGGACAACTATCCCGCAGCTTCATCAATTCTTCGTGCCAATGCTTCTGGTGTTTCCGTATCGTATCATATCGACGTTTAATCTTCATCAGTGAAACCCTCCCTCTTCGGTATAGATGTAGTATCGACCTTTTTCGTAATTCCAATGTCGGTTGTCGTAAATCCGAAAAGACACACTATAACCAAGCAAACACAATTCAACAGAAGGACCTGCATGATCTTCATGCACAGTCCACTGAAGGTGTATACTCAGTACGTCTCGGGCGTAGCGACAAACTTCAAATTCCCATGTCTTGTGTTTGGAGATGACACCAAACCGATTGAATAGGTTTTTGAAGTTTTCTTTATACCACGGGTTCGTCAGGCTGAGGTGTAGATTGATCATGCTGTTGTGTTTGGCAACACAAGATAGCCGAGATAGTTTTTCAGACCTTCTTCGGTGATATCAGGCGGTAGAGAATGAACTCGGTAACCTTTGTCAAAGAGTGACTTGGCATACACTTTGTTGTAAAAGAAAGCGACGATGACTCCGGCGAGTCCGTATGACATCAATCCGGCAATCAGCAAACCAATACCCCACAACCAATCTTGACGAAATAGCGCGGGCCATCCACCAAAACAAAATACTGTCCATGAAAATCCGATTGGGGCCTTCTTCACTTCTACTCCGTTTGTCAATAATACCGTTGTGTATGCCATTTTATTCCCTTAGTTAAGCTACTGAATGTTTTACAGGATCATTCAACCTGTGTCATATTTACTCAGTACATGTGCTTGCTATACTTTTCCAGACAGTAAAGCACGATAAAAAATCTGCAGGTCCTGTGGCATTCTGTCTTCCGGGTAAGCAGAGAATCGACGAATGATTGAAGCGCGAATGGCGTCTTTGCGTTCTCGGTCTCCTGCTTCATACTCTTGTCGCAGACTTTGAAGTTTACTTGGCATTTCTTCCAAATAGTATTTTAAACGTACGGATTCCTGATTGTCAAGTTCTACATGCGTTGGCGCGAAGAAGCCTGCTTGTCGTAACCCAAGATTGAAGCCTGCAATCAGGATGAATCCTAATATGAAAGCTCCAATAATTCTCAATACGGTTTTCATACTACACCGGATTACTTCACATTCACAAATGGTACGCTTTGACCCATCATTGTCGTCGGCAACGCACCGTTCCATTTCTTGATTGCCTCAAGCTGAACGAATGCCGCACCACCTTGACTGCTGATTGCCTGAGCCTGGATAGCAATAGCCTCAGCCTCACCTTTCGCCTCAGCAATACGACTTGACGCTTCCACTTTGATACGTTCCAAATCTTGTTGGGCCTTTGCCGTTTGTTGAACAGAGATAACTTTCGCCTCTATGGCCTTCTGATATTCAGGGGAGAAGCCGAAATTTACCAGACTGATATTGCTCACCGTGATATTAAACGGTGCCATTTTGGTCACCAGATGCTGTAGAATTTCTTGTGAGACCAGATCACGCTTTGTAATCAGTTCCTCACTGGTGTAGTGACCAGTTACTGACTTAAATGCTTCATTGATGCCAGGGCCGAGAACCTTGTCATCTACGTTCAGACCGAACTCTTTGTAAATATGCGGAACCTTATTCGCGTCAAGACGGTAGTTAACCACAATATCAGTATGAACTACTTGTAAGTCTTTGGTCCCGGCGTTTGCACCCTTCAACTCGGCCTTTGCTAATCGCACATCTACGTCCCTGACACTGCTAATCGGATTGACAAAGTGAATGCCCTCAGTTAACGGATTTGGATTGACTTCACCAAGTGTAATTTGAACACCGGTGTGTCCGGCGCTGATGATAGTCACTGCGGACGCAACGAGTCCCGATATAACAAATAATGGAAACGGCAGAAACGCATATTTCAATTTGACGTTGCCAAGAAAGTAAAGAGCGGCCGACACAGCAATTGCCAGGACCATACCAAGAATAAGTAAAAACATAAGAACTCCAATTATTGAAAACAAAGACAGTATAGCATCATTTGGATTATAATGCTATACGTTTGGGTTAGTAGTCGCCCCACGGAGAACCGTTGATGGGCTTTGATTCCTCTTTCGGATCATAAGTCCATCCTAGTTCACGCATCATCTGGTGCTTGACTAGAAGATTGGGCTGGCGATATCGCATGGTGTCAGTGAATCCCAACATCACGCCGATTTCCGTGACAGCGCCTGAGCGACAGATTCCTGCGGTGCAATGAACAATGACGTTCATATCCAGTTCCAGAGCATGTTGAAGCAGTCGCACCAGGTTGCTGGCTTGCTGTTGGCTGCAGCGCCATTCCGGTTCATACACATGATCGTCCTTTTCAACATCCAGGAATTCAAAGTGATGGACTTCAGCGAAGTCGTGCTTAGGATCGGGCACCCATCCAGCTGGATCACTGATTTGGATCAGCATTGAATTTAGACCGGGGTCCTTGTAGAACTGCCCGATGTTTATATCAGACGCAGCGCAGTTTTGAATGAATGGCATTTTTGACTCCTATGTACTATTATAGCACAAACAGGATTAAATGTCAATTTATTTTCGACCGATAAGCATGAATCTATCATACCCAAAGTGATAGTATTGGATCCGTTTTGTCGAAAGGAATAAGGTTTCGGTCATCGGAAAACGATCAACAAAGGTCTGAATGTCTGGGTTCGGTTGCTTGATCAGCCACGGTTTATCAGGGTCAGTAACGTCACATGACTGAATACAGCACAGAGTTCCTTTGGGAATTTTGTTGAACCACGTTTGGTCAGCAAAGTGTTCCACGCTGCAACTGATCACGACATCATCAGCGGCGAGTGTCCAGGTCGGCTCGTTCACATCAGACGAGAGGTTTACTACATTGTCCCAGGCGTTTGTTATCTTGTTAGCAACTCTGATTGCCTGTGTATCTACATCAAGATTGTATATCGTCTGGTAGTAGTCAGGTCGCCTGACCATCAACATAAAGCCCAGGACGTTATACCACCCACCGAGGATGAATAGGTTAGTCTGTGGCTTCAAATACGGCTCCAGCTGTTCACACAGCCATACCTTGCTGACAATCTGTCCGTGACTAAATGCGTCTGTGTTAATGTTCATGTTCTATTTATAAAGGTGTCCCGGCGACTCCACCACAGAGTCCCGGGACCGGGCTATTAATCCATTCATCTAATATCTGTCACGTTTGGCCAAATTAGAAATGACCTACGATTTTTCCAGGCTCCCGTAAATTGGGACTATGAGGCTGATCGTATGCGTACCCGACAGCTATGGTCTGCTGCCTAACCCACTTCACATAACCGAAAAGTGTACTCGGAGTTATACTAATGTCCCGGCGTCGTACTTCGGGTCGTTACGACGATTGCGCCATTTAACCAGGGCCATTTCAGCTTTGTCCTCGGACGTATGGCAATAACGACCCCAGTGATCCTTACCAAACCACCAATGATCGCCGTCTTTGTCTAACATGGTCCAATAAAATACTTCGGATTTCCTGTACGCATATGAACCGTCAGCAAATTGAACCAGATGCGGTTTGAATGGGTTGTAAATTTTCATTTTTTCCTCTCAATCAATTCTTTGATCTTCCAGTAGTCCGTCTGATCAAGGGCGCTGATAAGACTGCCGTCCTTTTCAGTGATCCAGTGTACTCCACTGGCGATGATCTGTTCAGCAATATTTATTCGTAATTCTTTAAGTTCAGCCAGAGACAATTTACTGTTGACGATCTTCGGTGTAATTTTCTTGGCCTTGAAGGCTTTCTGAACAACAGCCGGTTCAACAATCTTTGCCTTCTTCGAGGTGTCGATTATTTTCCTTTTTATCGTGGTCCCCATATATCTTTCGGTGGAATAAATTGTGGAAATTCTACTTGATGTTGTAGCATCAGTGAGTTCAATGCCAGAAACACTTTTAAAGGAAACCCCTGACGTTTACCGTCACGGGCATCGGTGAATAGTTTGTGCAAATAATCATGGCACTCTTGATTCCCCCACAAAACAGAAATGTTATCTGCAATGCGAGGGAAAGAAGATTTGACCAACTCTAAATCAGAGAGGTCAAACATATTACACCAGAGCGTACCTGTCAGCCATAACAGCCTTCAGCATGATCGCTTCTGGGGTGAAGCCGTCGTTGTCGCCCGACAGCACCGCCGAAGCGATTGCCGGAGAGAAGCCAGAGACCAGAGCCGTTCCGCTCTTGTCGAACTTGACCGGCACGTTAGCGCCCGCATGCAGATTCCAGAAGACCACCTTCGGCAGTTCGTATCCAGCTTCTTCGTACTTACGTTCGATCATCTGGATAGCCGAATCGTCGTGGTTGACACACTGGTCAAACTGCATGTCAGAGAAGATAACCACTGTTCCTGGCATATCCGCTGCCGGAACCTTCTGGTTCACAGCAACACTCAGAATCTTCTCAAAGGCCTTGTTCAGGTTAGTGTTCATTGCCCAATCAGTCTTGACCATTTGGTCAATCTTTTGGTTGATGTTACCAGTCAACTTCACCAACTCTGGCTTCTGCGAGAAGGTCAGCATACAGTCCTTGAACGCACTGCGTCCCTTGTCTGCGAAGTACAGGCCCAGAGACACTGCCACGTCCAAACAAGTTGTCGTGCCCTTGTCACCTGCGGTGCAAGTCATAGAACCTGACACGTCAACCAGAGGCAACACAGATGCGTCACCAATGTAGTTCGGCAGAGCCGCCCACTGTGCTTCTACAACAGCCAATTCCTGCGCTGTCATCGTCGTGGCGAAATGACCGATACGACCCTTCAGGATGTCGTGCGGGAAGATTGCACCTGCATTGATCTTCACACCATCTTCACCCTTGACCAACTTGGTCACGTATTCAGCGTATGTCGTGCCGTGACGACCAAACGCCTTCTTGTAGCGCGAGTGAGCCACAGACGGAACGTGACTGTAGTTGATGGTGTCCCACGAACCACTGCACATTGCCGTTTCAACGACGTTGGTCATACCAACCAAAGTCTTGCGGTACTGCTTCGGTGTCATTCCGAAGAACTGACGAATTTCCGCTGCCACTTCGCCCTTACGCGGAGTCCACTTTGCAGCCAGACCGTTCTTTGCGCGAAGCGCATCACCCAGAATGGTGAATGCCTTTTCCTTCAGCGGCTTTGTCTTGAAGATCAACAGATCGTCAAAACGACCCAGTTCCGGAACCTTGGCCAACAGCTTTGCAGCCGCGTCAGGGTTTGCCGTTTCCAGGTGCGTCATGATCTGGCGGAATACTTCGCGTTCACCTGCGCCACCACGGGCGTCACGCGCCCATGATGCGATACGCAGAGCGAGGTCATCGTTCTCCACGAATGCCGCAGTGAATTGCGGGATGATGTTCTTACCACGGCTGGCACCTACTGCGAAGAAAAAATCTACGCAGGCATTTGCGGTACTGACCCGAGCCTTCATGCCATTTGCGGTTCGGGCGGATTGGTTGTTGATAGCGGTAACAAATTCGTTCATTTTGATTTCCTTAACAGATTAATGTTTTACTATTTCGGTGGCATAGCTGCCGGTTGCTGAATTAATCTTATCTAACTAAGTGCTTATTATAGCACCTTTCTTCTTTGTTGTCTACTCGGGTTTACCCAAAGTTAACAGGATGATTGAAAGAGGTTATTTATTTTCTGGTTGATCTTAACTCACCCTTGCGGGATTTACTTTCTACAACCCTAGCAATGATTCGGCATTGCCCTATTCACATTGTTTCTGCATGACACATATCGGGCTTTCCCCGAGTCAGCTATTCTGTCTGCGTATCTGGTATTTCACAGATATGTGCTTTTCAGCCCACCCTCCCGGGCACATTCTATAGCATTTGCTGTATTTTTAAATGCTGTATTCATCCTAAAAATAACAGGTTCGTTTTGTACTTTTTCTTTCAAGTGAGAAATCCAAACTCACCTTGAGAGTTCCGTTTGCCTTGCAGCGTGTCTATGTCTGCTTCAAAGCCCTTTCAGGCTCCACAAACATAGCGCAACAGTCATCTCAGCCATAGTTTTATTATGTGCTGAACCGAACCTAAATATAACAGAATCGTTGCTCATATTTTTTACATGATATGAAACATGTTTCATATAGTTAGGCCTTTCGGCGTAATCCATACCATTAGAGTTTTTTATTGCTGTACCGATTCTAAATGCTGTTTATTTATCTATTGTATCAGAAAAGATGCTTTTTGTCATGCTTTTTGGGTCTGTTCGTCTGCCCACTTTCTTCAGGTAGTCACGACCGATGAAACCCTGTTCAATCTCCTTGAGAGCCTTGACTGCAGGGCTATTCTTTGTGGTGATGAACGGAAGATTTCCGCGCTTTAGTTCACGGGCGCGAATGGATGCAATGAGCACCAAGTCATACCGATTACCAATCATGTTTTTTGCTTCTTCTGCGCTGAGTCCCATCGGAGTCCTTAGTGTGTAAAGAATGTATTATACACTGGAACAGAGCAAAAGTCAATAGAGTTTGGGAAAATATAATACACTTGGGTCCGGCATTGAGAACCCTGCCCATTTCTCAAACCAGACCGGATCGATACCTATCGCAGGTGTATATGATGAGGAATACATATCGACCTTATCATCCTTGAAATTAGTTGGAGGCTCAAATGCGTTGTGCTGATTGGTGATCGAGACATTGCCATAGACACTTTTTGAAAATCTCGCACCGGAAGAAGAACCAATTTTTCCGATCTTCTTCCTTTCCGCCATATGCCTTTAATTCCCACTCGGGGCTTCTTGTGCTGAATTGCACTATGGCAATGTTGTTCATACTCTACCAGGATCTTCGAGGCCCATTTGATCAAATCCCCATTGACGCTCTCTGCACCCATTGCACTGACCGCATCTACCGAGTCCGGTGCCACTGTCGCAACTATGAGTAAGATGAAAAAGTGCCTGTTGTCCAGATTTGTTTAGTATGTCTACTACATGGGCCTTCGTCACATGTAGCAACGGCATTTTGTACGTTGCTGTTTCCGTCATCCGATAAATTGGCCAACCTAAAGTAAACTCCGGCATCTGAACGATCATACCTAGGTACACCTTATCGCATCCTGAGTTAATCACATCCTTTGCGCCTGACATTACTTGTTGTGGTTCATATAGCGTATTGTCACCGACTTCCAGCGGGGGAACAAGAGGTACTCCAAAAAAGCGTTGAACCTGTTCAATGACAGGTCTGGCAAAATAACGAGAACCTTCTTTCCTGGAAACAGTAAAAGGGATAATCTCATGGATATTCCCCAGTCGTTGGTTTTCTTGCATTAGCATGAAGTACACAGTGGCGCTATCTAGCCCACCACTGACCAGCACACCGATTGTTTCCGGTGTTGATGATAGTGATACATCAACGGTGAGTAGATTGTCCTCGGGTCCGCATTTAATTATCATAGCCACTTATCCTTTGGGCACACCAACATTGTTGTGTTGATAAGAACGGCGACGAAGCACCCGGTGGCCTTGCAACTTTCGCTTGTTTGTTCAAACTCAGGACAGAGAGTGCAGGCTTCCAGTCTGTGAGTAACTTCATCGTTTGATGGTGTCATTGCTGGTAGAGGCACCAACCTAGTTCGATCAATTGCAGTCAGTGATTTGATATGATCAGCAATTTTTTGCGCGTAGTTAATCATGTTATGTAGGGTCCACTCTTTTTGAATATTTCAAATTCAAACACATTGGATAATGTCGATGGACCAATAGTAAGTTTCATGCTGCCAATTATTGGATCATTGACAGGTCGCGAGGTTGTCTACCCTGACAAGCCGGAATTTGAACATGTGGAAGTTTGCCAAAGTATTGAGGAAAGTATTCTCTATGTTCATTGACAAATTGTTCATAAAAGTCTTCCACTTCCGCAAGATTTTTAATAAAGGATTTATGATTTCCTTCAAATTTGGTAAAGGATGCCGAAACTATTCTCTTCGGTACCCCGTTTAATAAATTGATCAATGCGGTTGGGGTTTTTTGAAATTGTTCATAGTAAATAATCGGTGGATTGAATAGTAACTTTATTCTTTCATTGGTCCGAATATAATCACGTAATAATTCCTCTACCCATGATATATCTAAGATAATTGGGTGTATAGATCGTGTTTCATTCTTACCAGAAATATTGTGCCATTGACCTGAGATATTCGCTGCGGCAACTGATAAGATTCCATATAACGCATCGGCCCTATCAACCCGTATAATCTGAATATCTGGTCGGGATAATAATTCATCACTTATTGCAGAGAAACCGTGTTTGTAGCTATTTAAGTAAACACCAAACACTGAAAATTGATTAATATCTGTTAATTTTGTTAGCGTTTGAAAATTATCTCTAGCCAATAGCAAGTGTTCCTGCTCGTTTAATGTAGAGGGGGTCTGATTAGTTGATGATACAAACACATCCTCACCCTCAATTAAAATTCTTGGTGGTACGATATTTACATTAAACAATTCACTAAGATTAAGATAATTTAACGAGGATGCTAACCATGCTCGCAGCACGGTCGAACCCGATCTCGGTGTTAGTAACAGGGCAATGTGTTTATTAGGCTGGATATTTATATTCATTAACTACAGCGGCACCCTTTGGGTCCGGTGTCACCACATGTAAGTGTTTGACACCCAAATAATGCTGAACACTGATAACCAAATTTATCATTCGTGGGGCAATCTGGTGCCATTTGAGTAATTTTGATCATCGGATCGTTGGGAGGTAAAATATCTTTATTGAACTCTTTCCCGAGAACCACAAAGTGTATTTGGCTGTTAGTTACTATGCTATCAATACTTGTGACCGAATAATTAACAAAAAACTCTGATATACCAGTTGGATCACTCGGTTCGTCTGCCGGACTAAACGACAACACATTTCGTTCCACCGAGGCACCCACTGGCAACGGGTCCATAAACTCATATGACTTAGTGGAATTATAAAGAAATATAACGGCCCGTTGTGTGTCGTTAACTTTAGAGACTACCTTAGGAATGGTCATCATTTTCTTCGTACTATCGGATTCTATATTTCGATAAGTACAAATTCTATTTACTGAGGAAGAATATTTAGGATCTGATAAATCTAATATTCCTATACGATCAGCTGCTGTAATCGATGACCAAATAAGCTGTCGTGTAGAAGTTCTCGCCGATGAAATCACATCTAATTCCGGAGTAAGTCCTTTACTGAGATTATACGCAACCGAACTGGCATAAATTGCAGAGGAAAAACTGGTACCAAACCCGAACCCGTAGCCACCGCCAACCGTGGCGCTCCATATTTGTTCTCCGGGTGCCCAGGCATCAAGTTGCCCGTGATTAACCGCATCTTTAGTTAAGCTTACTACAGAATCACTATAGTTAGAAAAATTAGATGGTATAAAATTTTGCGAAAAGGACCCGATGGTAAAAACATCATTCATTGACGCAGGTGTTACCTCTTCAATTGGTACTCCGGAATTTCCGGATGCTGTGACAACAGCAACACCTAAATTTATCAGAGTTTGTATTTTCTGCTCAACGTATTGATTTTTAGAAATTGACCAACTCAAATTAACCACCGATACTAAATTAGGTGACGACAAAGCATCAGCCAAGATGGCATTAAATGCTGACAATATATCACTCTGAAGAGTGGTGCGTGTTTTATCAAATAATTTTACAATCTTTAATGAAGAATTAGACATACCACAGGTATTACCAATCATAACACTCGACAATGCAGTTCCGTGGCCCGTAGAGTCTGAAAATTCACCAGTGATCGAGTATAACAGAGTTATATCACGGCCTAAGAATTCAGGATGAGATATGTCAATACCACTGTCTACTAGATATAAATTTACGTTATTTCCAAATCTCGGAACGGTTACTGATGATGAATCAAGGGTAATGTCCTGTAATGAGTATACTTTCCACCAATCCTTTTCATTTTGCGGATCAACTGTAAAATATCCAGCCGGCGGAAACTGAGGGACCGGTGTGCCACCTAAAAGTGTACAACCATAAGCATCATCCACAGTAATACAGGCAACAATGTGGTCTAAGGGAGGATGAACATCTGCTGACACATGATATATATTTTTAAAATGTGAAAACTTCGTTTTTATCTCACACCCATTAAGTGTTAAGTAGTTTGATATTTCGACATCAGTTGCCGAATCAATAAAATCTATTAAATATGCTGTCATAACTGTACCTTTCAATTAATTATCCTTATAAGTATTTATCTTTATAAGTATTTATCTTTATAATATTGCTGTACTGTCTCTGCTTGATATTTTCCATCACCGATCATTGATTGATATGGATGCCTAAATAATAAGTCAAAAATACGATGACTTCCCCTATTACCATAACGCCATTTAGTTTTACTTGGCACCCGATCGGTAAATATATCATACCATTCTTTTATTTTTTCAAAACCAGTAAATTTAGCAGGTGGTCTAACTATTGGATATCCACTGAAGGAGTAACAATCATTCTTAGTTATGTGTCCCTGGCGTAAACTGTATGCAAGCTCGGGTGTGTGGAGGAAGAAAAATGGAATAATCTTTAATAGTGAATGGGTTTTTGCAATGGCAGCACGGTGTAAACCTAATAGAGTATAAGAAAGAATAGCACCGGTAGCATCGATAGTATTTCCCGAAAATATCAGAGTACCCTCATTAAAGTATTCAATGAATTGAATATGCGTACAAATTTGTGGGCTATCACAATCATATTTCATTACTTCTTCTTGCAACTTATTTTCCAAAAAAGTAATAACATCAAAATCAATGAAATGAATTGAAATATTATGCATAGTGGAAAACTCTATTAAGGATAAAGTATCATGCTCATTAAACCATATTCCATTTGAAACGTATTTGAAAGAGACAATCCTAAATGGGTGTTTACTCATATACCAGGCCCATGCCATAGCCTGACTATCTACACCACCACTACACATTAAAATATAAGGTGGTGGGCAAGTTTTTACAATCCGATTTACTGCATTGATAGCTGCTTGTAGTGAGCCTGTGTTAGCAATTGATTCCAAATCGGATAATAGATCTATTTGGAGTAAGTCACCACGAGTGTATGATGTGCTCATATCTTTGCCCCATCCATATTTTATCCAATCGCCGTCACCCATATTCCACATTATTCGGTATCTCCTGTGTCAGGATATTTTCCCCACTTATTGATTGGGCACATAAAGTGGCCAAATGATGTTTTTGATGCAATAAAGCACCCACATTTCTTGCATGTCTGCGTCGGTGTAAACAAGAATTCGCATGATTTACACACGCTCATTCGCTGTTCCTTAATGTGATCGGGTACTACATTTACAAAATTAATCGAACCGAGTTGCTTTTTTATTTTTTCTAAGTAATTCATATTTCCATATTAGTAGTTGTCGATGCATGATTGGTTTTTGCATAATTGTTCACGCAGTTGTTTAAATTCAATAGGGCATGCAGAGATAACGCGAAATGATTCAGATAGGTCATCAAATTCATCATTAATTATTGTCTTATTTACAATTCTAGCAATTTCTATCTCCATTTCATTAACAATAGATTGTATCTTATAATTTGCTTCATCTTCAGATAATAAGAATATCGGATTAAATTTCTCCTCATTTGTCAATTCAGTAATCTTATTCAAAGTAGCTACTATTTGTTGCTGTTTAGTGTTTGCATGTTTCATCAAACACTAAACAGCAACAAAT